TCGAACGCCAAGTCGAGATAACCGACGAGCAGCGAGAGGTCGTCGTCGGCCTCGTGGACGCCCTTCAGGCCGATCTCTATGACGCGCTCGTGGACAACATGAACAGCACGGAGACAGGCCCCCAGCTCGACGAGATGGACGAGCTCGTGGGAGAGTCCGGGACTGTTGGGGAAACCATCTACCTCGTCGAAAGTGAAGACGATGAAATCGAGCAACTGATATGAAGATCGCAGGCCGCAAACCCCTCAAAGGGAACCCCATCTTTCTGAACACCTTGGAGTCTCTGATCGTCGATTCGGCGGCAGCCGCTCGGCCACCAGAGCGCCTGACGGTTTCGCAGGCAGCGGAAAAGTATCGCAAGCTGAACAACCCCGGAGCCTACGTCGGCCCGTGGATTAACGACACGACGCCATACCTCGTCGAGCCGATGGATGAGCTGCAATCGCTGAACTTCGACGGCATGATCTTCGCAGGCCCAGCGCAGTGCGGGAAGACCGACATGGCGATGAACTGGATCGGGTATTCTGCGATCTGCGACCCCGCCGACATGATGGTGATCCAAACATCGAACGTCACGGCCCGCGACTTCTCCATGCGCCGGATCGACCGCCTGCACCGGCACTCGCGCGACATCGGAGAGAAGCTGGTCCCGGGCAAGGGGGCGGACAACACCTTTGACAAACACTACCGCTCCGGGATGCTCCTGACGCTCTCGTGGCCGACCATAAACGAGCTCTCGGGTAAGCCGATCCCGCACCTCTGGCTGACGGACTACGACCGGATGCCAGAGGACGTGGACGGCGAGGGCAACGCCTTTGACCTTGCACGCAAGCGAGCGACGACCTTCCGCCGGTATGCGATGTGTGCTGCCGAATCATCGCCCGGCTATGCCGTGGAGAATCCTAAGTGGATCAGGAAGTCCCGGCACGAAGCCCCTCCCACGCGCGGCATCCTCGCCCTCTACAACCGTGGCGACCGGCGGCGCTGGTATTGGCGTTGCGTCGAGTGCAAGAACGCCTTCGAGCCTGCCTTCGAGCTGCTGGATTACCCGGACACAGAGGACAAGATGGAGGCCGCCGAAGCCGCGACCCTGCTTTGCCCTCACTGCAATCACCGCTACCACCACGACCCCGGCCACGGCCCCGGCAAGAACGAGATGAACCGCGCAGGCCGGTGGGTGAAGGACGGGCAAGTCTGGACGCCTGACGGTTTGATCGTCGGGGCGTCATCGCGGTCCACCATCGCCTCGTTCTGGCTGAAGGGTGTGGCGGCGGCGTTCTCAGACTGGAAAACTCTGGTCCACCGCCACCTGACGGCTGAGGCCGAATACGAGAGCACAGGGTCAGAAGAAGCCCTGAAGGCGACGGTCAACACCGATCAGGGGGAAGCCTATACGCCCAAGCGGCTCGCCAACGACCGCGTGCCCGAGACGATCAAAGCCAAGGCCCGGGACATCGGAGACCGCGTGGTTCCGATGGGCGTGCGCTTCCTGATCGCCTGCATCGACGTTCAGAAGAACCGCTTCGTCGTGCAAGTTCACGGCATCGCGGCCAACGGCGACATCTATGTGATCGACCGCTATGACATTCGGCACTCGAAGCGGCCTGACGCCGAGCGGGCGGATCAGGTTCTCTGGGTCAACCCCGGGGCGTATCCCGAGGACTGGAAGCTGGTGGCCGAGCAGGTGATCCAGAAAAGCTACGAGCTGGGCGACGGCTCGGGACGCCGCATGGCCGTCCGCCAGACGATCTGTGACTCTGCCGGTAGTGAGGGTTTCACGGCGAACGCCTACGACTTCGTGCGCTGGCTCCGGGGAGGCGAATCAGAAGACGCGCCCGACGGGGAGAACGCCGAGCTGGGAACCTACGAGTGGGAGGCCGGGATGGCTGGTCGCTTCATGCTCCTGAAAGGTGCATCCACGAAGACCGCCCCCCGGGTCAAGATCGACTACCCGGACTCGCAGCGTAAGGACCGTCACGCGGGCGCTCGCGGGGAAATCCCGGTGCTCTTCATCAACACGAATTTTGTCAAGGATATGGTCGATCACCGGCTGGACCGCAACGAACCCGGGGGGCGCTTTGTGTTCCCGAATTGGCTGGGCGACAACTTCTACACGGAGCTGACGGTCGAGGTCAAAGACGCGAACAAAGGTTGGATCAACCCGAAAAAGTATCGGAACGAAAGCTGGGACTTGCTCGCATACTGTATGGCGGCTACTTTGACCCCGATGATTAACCTCGAACGGCTTGATCTCGTGGGGGAACCCCCGCTCTGGGCCGCCGAGTGGGATGACAACGATCTGGTCTTCAATCCGGGGCTAGATGCCAAGCCTTTCGAGGCCACGAAGAAACGCCGCTCGTTCAAAGACCTAGCCGGGAGCCTCGCATGACCAAATTATCGCCAGAACTGAAGGCCGTCTATCAGGGCCGCCTTCTCGACGCGGAAAACGCCTACCACGAGCTGCGCCTCGGCAAGCAAGCCCGGGTCTTCGTAGACCAGAATGGCGAGCGCGTGGAGTTCGCGGTTGCCAATGCGGGCCGACTTCAGGCATATATTGTGGAATTGAAGGCTCTCTTGGGCTTACCCACGGGGCTGACCGGGCCGCTTAACGCATGGATGCTTTGAGATGAATGATTTCTCGACCCGCGAACTACGCGAGATTGACGCCCTAGTGGGCACGACGCCGACAGTATCCGCATCGCTTGGCCGAGGCGGGTATGATGGTGCATCCCGGATGGAGAAGCAGATCGCCGGGTGGCGTCCAGCCCTTCAGTCAGCAGACCTCGACATGCTCCCGGACAAGGAGCTGCTGGATTCCCGATCACGCGATCTGGGCCGGAACGACGGATACGTCCAAGGTGGGGCACAGCTCCACAAGGACTCCATCGTCGGGGCCTTCTACATGCTGAACGCCAAGCCCTCTTGGGAAGTGCTCGGCAGGACAGAAGAATGGGCTGAAGCCTTCCAGAAAGAGGTCGAGCAGAAGTTCACGCTCTGGGCCGAGAGCCCCCAGAATTGGGTGGACGCCTCTCGGCAAAACGATTTCACCGGCCTGATCCGACTGGCCGTGGGCGTCACCGTCTTCGGCGGCGAGGTCTTGGCGACGGTCGAGTGGCCCAAGCAACAGAATCGAGAGTTCAACACGGCGATCCAGATGATCGACACGGACAGGCTCTCGACGCCCAACACCATGCAGCACGACACGCGCATCCGAGGCGGGATCAAGATGGACTCCTATGGAGCCCCCGTCTCTGCCTTCATCCGCACGCAGCACCCGACGGACTACCGGCTCGCGAACAACTACGAGCAGTGGTGGAAAGAGGTAAAATGGCGCAAGCCTTGGGGCCGCGCTCAGGTGCTTTATTTCCGCGAGCAGAAGCGTGTGGATCAGACCCGCGCCGTGGCCGACATGACAGCCGGTCTGCGCGAGATCGCGATCACCCGGAAGTTCCGGGACGTGACCTTGCAGAAGGCCGTCTTGGCCGCGACCTATGCTGCCACCATCGAGTCGGAGCTCCCGGCACAGGCGGTCTACGAGCAGCTTGGCGCAGGTGCAGGCGGAACGTCTTTTGGGGATGGGGCCGTGGACTATGCCGGTCGCTATCTCGAAGCGATCAACGAGTATTCCGGGGCATCGAAAAACATGCTGGTGGATGGGGTGAAAATCCCCCACCTGTTCCCGGGAACCAAGCTCAACTTCCAGAACGCCGGAGCCCCACAGGGCGTCGGCCAAGACTTCGAGCAATCGCTGCTGCGCTACGTGGCGGTCTCTCTCGGCGTGTCTTACGAGGAACTGAGCAAGGACTACACCAAGACCAACTATTCGTCCGCACGAGCTGCGATGGCGAACACGTGGAAGTTCATGCAGTCGCGGAAGCGAATCATAGCCGACGCGATGGCGAACTCGATCTACCGGCTCTGGCTGGAAGAGGCGGTCAACAAGGACATGATCGACAGCTTCCCGGCATCCGAGGCAGACAAGCTCTACACCAACGGCTATCAGAACATTATGTTCGACGCACTCGCAGAGGCCGACTGGATCGGTGCAGCTCGCGGCCAGATTGACGAGCTGAAGGAAACCCAAGCTGCGGTTCTTCGGATCAAATATGGCCTCTCGACGCACGAGGACGAGCTGGCTAGACTTGGCAAGGACTGGCGGAAGACATACGCCCAGCTAGAGCGCGAGAAGCTGGAACGAGAAGCCCGAAATATCGAGCTCTTGGAAGACAACAGCGTCAACGCGGCTTCGGGAACCCCCCGTGAGCAAGAAGACGACGGAACGGGAGACAAAGATGCCGCCGATGAGTAACCTACACCCACTGGCCCAAGCGTTCTCCGGCGAGCCTCTGCTGATCGAGCCCGGGAAGGTAGATGTCGTCGGTTCGACGATCCAATACCTCTCGACCGATCCCGAGGCCGTCAAGATGTTGAACGAGGGCATGTCAGCTCCGGGAGCCGACGAGTTCTGGGGCCGGGACGAACACCCCTACCGCCCCTATGTCGTCCACAACGGCGTCTTGCAGATTCCCATCCAAGGGACTCTGCTGAACCGCTTCAGCTACCAGTTCGGTCGTTGGGCAACAGGATACCGCTACATCGAAATGGCGCTCGCCCGGGGTCTCGCAGACCCGCAGGTAAAGGCCATTGCACTGATCGTGGACAGCCCCGGCGGTGAGGTCGCGGGATGCTTCGAGCTGGGCGACAAGATTTTTGCTGGCCGGGACGCGAAGCCCATCCGGGCGTTCGCCTCGGACCACGCATACTCGGCAGCCTATGCACTCGCCAGCTCGGCCTCGGACTTCGTGGTCACGCGATCCGGCGGCACGGGGTCAATCGGTGTCGTCACGGCGCAC